AAGTGCGACATCGACCGCACCACTACCGTAGACCCTCAGATAGTCAGTAGTCTGCATCACAATCTTATTACCCCCCATAACCTCTAAACTAGAGTTAGCTGGGATAGCCGCATTGGTGATGATTTCTACATCAGCATTTGTTTCCGTATCATTAGTATCAGAAGAGATGGTGATGGTGCTAGTAATAGCACTAGATGTAGTGTTGCCCACAACCAGACCTAAAACAATAGCAGTGGTACTACTGGGTACAGTGTAGACTGTAGCTAGAGAAGTTACTCCTGCCTTAGTCTTTAGTTTGAATGTATTAGCCATCTCGTATTTTTTCCCTTTTTATCCTAATGCTATTGCCATTGCTTCTATTGTTGAGCCATCTACTGTAAAAGTTCCTGCTACTGCTACATTGGCACCACTAAAAGTAAGAGCGGTAGTCGTACCAGATTTAATAATCAAATCACCACTGGTATTCGTAGCCGAACCGAAGGTGGTGCCAGCAGCCTTGAAAAATACATCTCCCCCGGCAGCGTTGAGGTCAATATCACCAGAAGAATCCAATGTTATCGTCGTACCATCTGCTTCAAACGTGCCATCAGCAGTTATCGTAATATTTGCAGCGGCGGCGGCGGCGTCAGTTGTTACAATGGATAGAGTCCCATTAGCACCAGCAGTGAACACAGCGGTATCACTGGCAGAACCTGTCATGGTGATAACTTTACCGTCAACGGCTACATCATCGACAGTAAGGGCGGTCAACGTACCTAAAGATGTAATATTCCCTTGGGCGGCAGTCGTAACAGTAGCTGCGGTACCACTAGTATTGCCGGTTACATTACCAGCTATGTTTCCAACAAATGCTGTAGATGTAATTGATGTAGCACCTGTCACAACGCCAGCATCTATACTAATTGTGCCGTCCAATAAAATTGCAGAACCAGAAGCAGGTTCAATATTAATTGCCGCACCAGAATCTAAAGTTAAAACTCCTGCCGAATCAATATCTACTGTACCGTCTGCTGTAATTTGAATATTAGCAGCGGCAGCGGCAGCATCGGTTGTAACAATGGACAGAGTTCCATCAGTACCGGCAGTAAACACAGCGGTATCACTGGCAGAACCCGTCATAGTGATGACTTTACCATTAACAGCTACATCATCAGCCGTTAAAGACCCGCCAGTAATAGCCCCTGTAGTGGTGATGGCGCTAGCTCCGGTATCAATAGTACCAAAGCCGCTAGTAATTGACCCTGAATCCAGCGCACCGACAGATGTTACACTAAGGGTATCTAGGACACTTTCAAAATAAGTTTCGAAGGCTGTGAGTGCCACCTGCTTCATAGTACCGTCATCATTCACGACAATACGGTCAGCATCAGCAAGAGTTATGGCACTTGCGCCAGTACCGCCATCCATGATGTTGAGTTCCGCGGCTGTGCTGGCCACGAGTGTACCACCTAGTTTTAGCCCATTACTCCCATCATGAGAGGCAATATCAAAATCATTCGTACCGTCAGCAATAGTTACATCGCCAGTGATGAGAAGTGTATCTGTCCCATCCTCGTCGTATTCCATACTGACATCTTGACCATTACCGAACTTAATCTTCTTGTCGTCTGCAATAAAGATATCGCCCCATTCCAGACTCGTAGTTCCAAGATCCGCGCCCCCGGAGGCATCAGGTACAACCGCCGTGGTAGCTGTAATTGTAGTACCTTGCAGGGTAGAAGAGCCTGTAATAGCCCCAGCTACGGTTAGTGCTCCCGCGATATGATTAACGCCCTCTACAACATTTGTACCATCACAGTACAACCACATGGATTTCCCGGTAGGAACAGCAATACCGGACCCAGAAGATGTCTTCAGCGTAACTGTCTGAGCGGTCCCATTCTTTATAAGATACGTCTTGGTCAGCGTGGGGCAAACAAGATTAGCGGCACCGGAAAGAGAGGTGGAACTATCTGTAAGATTTAAGATAGCTGCTCGGGCTTCCGCAGTGGTACCGTTGGCCGTAGACAAGGTAGCTGCGTTACCACTCCAAGTGTTTACGGTTTTGAAGCCTGCGATAGCTTCCTCGACCATATTAGTAATATTTTCATTGATAACAGTTCCCCAAGTGCCGCTTAACTCACCTTGCGTAGGAAGTGCTAACTTTAGAAGGGTGCTATACGATGTTGCCATTTATAAAACCTCACGAATAACTAAGCCACAATGACTATAGCATTTGTTGCGGATGGGGCGGGCCAACTAATCGTAAAGTTCCCCGAACTGGACTGTAATTCTCCCCCAAAATCAATCGCTGCTACCGCTGGATTACCCGTTGCAGATTTATAGATCAACGCTCCTCTAGCAGTAATAGAAGACGAACTCCAGGTAACGTCTGTAAAATCTACGTAGGCAACCGTGCCAGAAGATGTAACTCCAGACGCCACGGAGAGGGTGGCACCGCCAGCAGTGTATCCGGTACCAGAAGCCTCGTTAGTTGTACTATATGCTGTAGTAGAGGCTCCTAAAGTGGCACTAGATGTGTACAGAGCGATCTTAAACGTCTGAGACGTATTGCTACTAAAGTCCATCTCGCCGCCTAAAAGGGCCGCTTTGAAGGATGTGCAAACAGTTTGGGTAATAGCCATGATCTACCCCTAGGACACAGGTGACCGTAATTGTCCAGAACGATAGGAATCCTGCCGCAATTTCCCATCACCAACCCGCTGCAGTAATTGCAGTGCTAGTAAATAATGCTGTTGGTACATAGCTAATACATCGGCTTCGCCTTTCATGAAGCGTATTGCTTCCATAAGGGTACCGTTCAATAGGGCAGTATCGAAGTTATCCCCTAGGTAAGTTCCACCAGCAGACACTATTGATGTAGGATACTTAACGTACACATGTTCTATTTCATAGTTTTCATCTGGAGTAGGCGCTAGCAGAAATCTTACGTTAGATCCTACAGTGCTGTGGTAGGCGTAGAATTTAGGTAATCCGTACTTAGCACTAGTATTTACAGGGTAGGCATCACGCAGAAAGTTGACATCTTTGTTTAACAGGTAGCTGGTAGTGCTACTGCTGATTACCGCTAAACTGTGGGTATATAAATAACCGTCAGGGGTAGTATATAATTTATTGGTAGCAGCTAACGGCCCCGCATCTACATTACGCATAGCTGGTAGTTCAACGGTATTATATATTTTCTGTTCTGCCTGTTGCGCAAACAAAGCATGTTGGGCCGCTGTAAACGTCTGTTCACAGATATCCTCAACGTTTGTTTTCAGGGTAGTGTAATTCATGACTTACGCCATAGGCCCTCGTGCATAGAACCCCTTCGTAGCCGCTCCCCTACCACGAGCTGCGATCTTACGGTTTTTTACCTCGCCCCCAGCGCGGTACCCCGTCTTCATCGGAGTACCCGTTCTTGCGGCTTCTTTTTTAGCCTTGGCTACCCCGGCAGGGCCGTAACCAAAATGTTTGTTCCCAACTTGTGGCATTCTATTTCTCCTACGAAGCTGTTGCTGTTACTTGTCCCAAAAATACAGTGGCGACAAAAGATAATTTCTGCTCGTTAGACCCCGAGTACACTTGTTCTCTACTTTCTGCATACCCCACATAGTCCACCCTAGGATCTCGTACTGCTTGTGGATCATGAACAGGGTACATTCCAAGTTTAAGCTGCGGATGATCTGAACTCCAACACTCAGGACACGCTTTTATGTTGGTATCCTTACCCTTCTTAAACACATTACGTAATTCCCGCAACTTATACCTAAATCCGCATATATCACACTCCGCTATGGCTTTTTTGCTTGATGAAAATCGATCTGCCATCGTTAAATACTACTTATTCGCGGCACAAAACGAGCCGATACTTTTTCACGATCTTCGGAAGCGGCCAAAGCATATTGTTCGTCATACATCCCTTTCAACATCTGAACACGTTCTGTAAGGGCAGGGACTTTTACCGCAATGTGATACGCCAACCCTGCGACCAGTGCAGGTAAGAACCGGAAGTTCATATCCGCAGTTTCTACCCCGTTACCAGCATCTTCCACCCGCCGCATACGCCAGTAAACAAACGTATAAGAACCATCACTCGGCACAGGCCAAACATTAATCCTGGGCTGAGCTGTTAACCGCTCAATCCATACCTGTATCGGTCTACCAGTCGTTAACTTATTAGGGATTGATGCGTAAGTACTCACACTTATACGATTTATAGTAAGATCAGACTGCGTAGCAGCATTGCCCGCATTGGTGCGAACTACATGGTCAAGAAGGTCTATCGTATCAGCGGGGAGATTATACTGTGCAGTATCAGCGGTAAGGGACACCGTCCCACTATCAATAGTCCACATGTTGATGCCACGGTTTTGCCACTCGATGGTCATCAAATTCATGGATCTGCGGGCAGTGGCCAGATCGTACCCCGAACGCATTTCGCTCCCGGCACGCTCCCACGCCTCCTCCGCAATCTCTGCGAAGTCCATATCAAATGCGGTAGTACCGGACGTGGCCATCTATTCTTCCCTTGTTAGCCCTTCATTTTAACTATTTTGGCCGGGCGAACGCCCTTTTTGACCTTACCAGCCCCACGAACTTTACCACCTAGAGAATACCCGCGTATCATACCGCCACCCTTCTTCTTAGGCTTCGTCTTGAGTTTGGCTGCGGTTTCAGCGTGTCTCCTACCCCGTGCCTTTTCTTCGGGGGAAAGGGCGGTCATAGCTTCATTAGTTGCATCCATAACCGCTGCTTTTGGAGAAAAGCTACCAAACGGACCATCTCTACGAAGCTCACTAATATGCATTTCAGAAGGAAGGGCTTCCTCAAAACCTTCGCGCACCTCCGGGTTCCGCTCTCTCAACTCTTTCGGCGTTATCCTGGACCTCTTCTTCCGCTTCTTCTTAGGTGGCTTTTGAATTGGACGGCCCAGCTTCTTACCCTCCTCCTCTTCCGCCTTCCTATCTCTCTCTTGCCAGCCATGTAGTGGGGTATGCGGCATTTCTAGCTCCTTAACATTTCCACCGCTTCCGCGCTTGGCGTAGTCGGCTATTGGGATCTTTCGCAGCCTTGGGGAACTGCTTCATTTGCCCCGCGCTACGTGCACAATAGGATTTACGTCTTTTTGCATCTTTACTACCGGGCTTTGCTTTGCCTGTAACAGCTGTTTTAAGCTTACTTCCGGGGTTATCCTTGCGATATTTTGCGACACCTTTAGAAGTCATACCAGCACCAGATTTAGTGGGGCGTTTGTGTCCACCACCTATGGTATGACCCTTCATGGAGCCACGCTTTTTACGCATAGAAGAACGTCATCATGTCGATTGTGGCAACGGTATATTGCACAACCATGCCATTCGGGAACAAGATGCCGTCTTCAGGAATTGTCCTATCAACAGTGGTGTTGTCGGTACCTACCGTCCTTGATTTGAACAGCACCGAACCATCTTCAGGAGTATTATTGTAGAACTGAATAACCCCTGCGGTACCACCGGAAACAAGAGAGAAGCCCTTTAACCGCATACGCTCGGTAAAGACAGCCTGTGCTGCACCTGCTTGACTACCCACAGTTATATTCCCAGCGTATTGCGCGGAACATACTACAGATGTAACAGTCTTGAAATACTTAGCGCCGTCTACAGCCTCAGCAGAACCCGTGGAAGTTATCACTTCTGATATACTGTTTCCGTGGGTATCTGTTCCGGTAATAGTGGTTGTTTTGCCATTATCACTAGTACCAGCGGTGGTAACCGACAAAAGTCTAGCACCCCCCGAAGCAAAAGACGAGTTCGCTAGTGTTGCTGTGGTATTGGGCCTTGCGGCTGTAACGATAAAATCTGCATCAGCTACAACCTCATCGCTAATAGTAATAGCCTGTACGTCTGAACGACCTGACATGCTAACCTCCTATAGAAGGAAGAGGGGGCGCTAACCCCCTCTAATTAATTACTCAAAGATCGTCCGGCTGATTGCCTGATAGTGAACGTCAACAGCCTCGGCTGCAGCCGCGCCAGCCTCAATCCCAATGTACGGAATAAGATCAATATTATCGGTCAACGCAGCAGTTTTTGTGGTCCCCGTGGTGACTGCGGTGCCACCAGTAGAACCAGAGGTGCTTGTGACATTGTACTGAACACCATCGACAAAAATAGCTGCTTTCCTATCGCTATCAATAACGATTTTGAGATGATAAATCGTGTTGGCGGCAACCGTAATCGGCAAAGCACTGATGTAGTCAGTATTAGCGATACTATGGACAAAATGAAGGAGGGTGAAATCAGTGAACGCCTCACTATTGGTTGCGTCCGTCTGAAACTTGAAAAACGCCTGATTAGCATCAGAAGCGACCAACTGATCATTGGTGAGCTTCAAACCAGCCCAGAGCTTCTGATTGTCAATCGCATTGGTATTGAGTGAGCATTCCCACTCAACCTGATTCTCCGTACCCCACTCGGTTACCTGCCAAGCAGTCTGGTTGGTGTCCAGATGAGGGGCTACGATAGCTTGATCTGCGTCTGCGCCAGCCGTTGTTAGGATAATACCCGCTGCTGTCGCGTTAAAGGTACAAAGCGCCGTCGTCATGTTCGTACCAAGAACTTCGAAGTCACGATTAGCGATGCCGCGAGCGATGATGATGGCATCGTTGGCAGCTGCCGTTGCGTCAGCATCAGTGAGGGGGGCCGTAGCCACCGCATTCAGGGCTGGACGCTGCTTAAACCCCTCATAAAGATAATACCTGCGCGTGTCACGGACGGCATCACCATTAAGGGTGCGATCATGAACTACGCCCGTGTTGGCGTCCTTGCTTACAAGGTTGAAACCGTTCTCTGAACGGACGGGACCGCTAAAAGTCGTATTAGCCATGTTAATCTCCTGTCGTGGCCAGTGTCAGCTGCACAGCGCAACTGTCAGGGAATAAGAATAAGATATAGTAAAAGAAGGGGGGTAGCAAGTACCCCCCTCCTAAGTTGTTGTGGTTAGGCTCCGGGGGAACCATAGATCCCAAGCGGATCAGACACCCCGAATGAATAACGCTCGCGGGCCTTGTACCGGCTATTACCAGTATCAAAATCAGCATCCATAGAGTTAGCCATAGGGCTACGCACAAAATGCTTCAAGCCATTAGGAACGTCGGTCATAAGGAACCAAGCATCGGTATCGGTCAAATAATGATTAACGGCGTGTCCTTCAGGGATAGAACCGTTATTGCGAAGTGCATTCAAGTCATTATCCGCCGTACCTACACGTCCCTCAGTCTCCAACAAGCGAGTTGCAACGAATTGCAATGCAGGGGGGATAATGAGTTTGCGAGGCTTGGCCGCAATCAAAAGACTGCGCTCATCGGTCCAACCAGCGATAGAAATAACGGCGGCTTCCAAGGAAGTCTCGTTAAGATCGGCACCGGAAGTTGGACGGTTTGAGTTAGTACCACCAGATACCAGTGGGTGAGCGGTAGAACATAGATATTGTCCATCGCCATAAGTGCCTGAATCAAAAGCATTGTTCAAGATAGAGGCAGCTTTTACCTGTTTGGTATACGCCATGGCACGGGCCAATGCTTTGGTATAACGAGATGACAGAGAGTCATACAAGTTATCCTCGATGGCTTCCTCAGTGATTGAGAAACCCATTGCAATGGTCTCGTGGGTATAGCGAGCAGTCCATGCTTCCTGTGCACTGTCATACGAAATGGCAGAGCCTTCGTTTTTAACAGGAGCGGCAGAAAAGCCGGAGAGCTTGGTTTCTTCTTCAAAAGAGCGATCAGACGTTTCTTTCTCAAAAATCTGAGTGTGCTCTTCGCCGTATTTGGCATACTCCATTCCGAACAAAGCGTTCAGGCCGGGAAGGAGTTCTTTAAGTAGTTGTGCGCGTGAAATAGCCATTGTCTACTCCTCCTTATACGCCAGCGGTTTGATGATAGCGGTGATAACCTTGAGTGAACTTAACGATAAATTCAACAAAGTTACCAGAGCTGTTTTTAGTGTCTGGGACCACGTCAACAACGGTCATCGGCAAAATAGTTGCCACGTTGTTAATGTACACACCCATACGACTATTACCTGTGGTTGTGAGACCCGTGTTAAGAACGAGTTCCGCATTACAGGCAAGTGCGCTACCGCGAGCAACAAACGCAGGCGTAAGACCGGTGGCAGCGCCATCAGCCGTAGAACCAGCGCAGTTAACTACTCTAAACAAAGCATTTGGATCGTCGCAAACATATGCTTCGATATCATCTGCAGTAGTACTCGCAGGATAGTCCTGACTATGAATAGTATAGCCAAGGTTAGGGTCGGTGTAACTACATCCTAAGAACACACCAATAACACCAGCGACTACAGAAGTGTTGTTCTGCAGCACTGTGATTATAAGCGTACCATCGTTTTTGTACTGCACTACATCTCCACAAAAGATGCCTGTAGCGTAGCCAGAAGCAATGGGAATCTTACGTGTAGCGCCTGCAAAGGGCAGACCACCAATCAAATTGACTGGTTTTAGCCCGTAGGGCTTGTCTACAGTGGGGTAAGCCATCGTATTTTATCTCCAAGATAAAAGGTTCAATGTTAAGTCCCCGTACCAAAAGTGTTCTTGGACTGCCGCTCATGGAAAAGTGGCATACGAGGATCATTTTCTCTCATAAGGTTGTTATCAACCGATTCCATTTGCGCCTGGGTCTGTTGCCGATAGTACCCATTACGCTCTGAAACCAGTTCTTCTGGAGCTTTACAAAGCATCAAACCACCAATCACGATATTATCCTTGAATTTATCGACTTCAACGGTAACCATCGTAATCTCTGGGTGGTCTTCTGCCTTTACAGGCTCCCAACCCTCGCGAAGCTTTGAAGAAACATTGGTGGCGTCAATTTGTCCCTGCGTACTGACTCTTATCCAGCGAAATCCATAACCCGGCTCGGGATTTGGTGACGGCAAAATCTCAGGTCGTTGCCAAGCCTTTTTCTGGGTCGTTTTATCACGGGTGGTAAGTTCGCGGTCTACACGGTTCTCAGCCATCTGATTTCCTCATCTCTTCTGCAACCTTTTTGGCGTATAACTCCAGGGGAACTCCAAGTTTTTTAGCGATAGTAACCTGTGTTTGCGTAAGCCGAATTGTCTTCGGTGACGTGCTCCGCGTTGCGGGTGCAACCACAGTTGTTCGTCGCTTAGGCTTGTTGTTTACTGGTTTTTCAGCACCCTCGAAATTTTCGGGGAATACTTCGCGCATACGAGAATCTAAGCTCTCGTAGTAATCATCGCTTTGCGGGTCTACACCCGATTTGACAAGTTTATTATGCAGCCCCAACGCAAAACTTGTCATTTCGTCATCTGGCCCGAACCAAGAATTAGCTTGCGCCCAATCTTCGGCTCGTGGATCCACTGCGGGGGCGGATTCAGGTACTGTTACAGGAGTATCATCTTCCTGTAAAGCAGGTAGTTTAAAATTATTTAACCTATCGGCTTTAATCTTAGCAGAAGTCAAACTTTCCTGTGCAGTAACGACTGCATCTGAATCACCTGCTTCATACGCCTCTTTGTATGCTGTTTTAGCTGTTTCAAGCTCATTTATAACAGAACGCTTAGCTTGATCCAGCATAGCTGTCTGGTTTTTACCGACAGTACCTTTTAACTCTTTATTCTCATCAACTAACCGCTGGGCGAAAGTTTCTAACTCCTGCCGTTCGCGGAGTGCCTGTTCTTTTGAACGGCGTTCATCGTGGTATCCCTTACTAAGATGCTTAATCCGGTTACGGACCTTACCGGAATACTCTTCAAGCTCCTCTTCAGTGACATCCACTGGCGGTTCGGAAGCCTTACGCCCCCTGTCAGCCTTTGGCGTATCATCAACAACCTCAACTTCATATTCGCTATCGTCGGTTGTTTCTTCGTCTACAGCTTCGGCCTTATCTTTTTTAGCGCTCCCAGAAATATCAATTTCAACGGCACTAGAATTTTCAACCTCGATCTCAGAATCTGCGGTCTCCTCATCAGGAAACCCATAAGCTACTTTCTGAAAAGCCATGTCGTGCTCCTATACTCTGCAGATGCCGCGAGGGTCGGGAATAACTGCCTCGATGGAATCATCGTTCATCAAACGAAACTCTTTACCACTAACTGTAAACCGTGTCCCTGTGTTCATACGAAACATAACATAGTCCCCTACTTTACACCAAGCACCATCAGGAAAGCGATCCTCGTCTGTAAACGCGGTTTTCCCCATATCTATTACAATCCCCATAATAGAGGTAATGTACTCGCGATGCTTCTCACTTTCAGTTTTAAGTAAGGTACCGCCCTCGTAATAATCATTGATATCAGGTAAGGCTACCAAGATACGGTACCCACAAGGTATAGGTAGTTGTGCTTCCAAATCTTCATCGGGAGTTATTGCTGTAGCTGTTTCAGTCATCGTCATTCTCCAGTTGGTTCCGCGCAAGGTCTTCTACATGGGATACACAGGATCTGAGACCTCGAAGCAGACCTGTAACCTCCTTGTACTGGGCGAAGTCTTGTGCTCCCCCTGATCCAAGAAACTGTAGTGCGGAGGATATATCCTCGTCCATTCTATCTTTAAGCACGTCAAAGACGGTTCTCGCCATAATTATTCCTTCTTGACAGAATTAAGCAATTTAGTCAGTTCCAAGTCTGTCTTGTTGGCTTCTGACTCTCTGTCAGCCCGCATCTTCACCCCGGCCTTTTTAGCGTCTATACCGACCTCAAGTTTTTCAAGTTCCAGTCGTTGTTCTTCAAACGTAACATCCGCTCTATCCCTAGTGGTCTTACGTTTCTGCTCCTCCTGTTTAATCTGCATATCACCAGCATCTTTCTGGCTTTTACGCTGCACTTCTTGTTCTTTTATCTGCAACTCTTTCTGCTGCATCTGGATTATAGGATCTTGCGCCTGCTGCTGTGCCTTCTGCTGTGCAGCTTCTTGCTGATGTTGTTGCGTAAGTTGTTTGCCCGCCTCTGCAACAACCCGCGCCAGATTCACTTCTATTTCTTCTGGAAGTTCCTGCCCTGGCGGTGGTAACGGTGCTCCTAGTTTCTCTTCTATCTGGCTCCGGTACTTAAACCCTAGATGCTCAGCTATATGTGCCTGTAACGAAGCTCCAATTTGCTGCGCCTGTGGGTTCTGCCCAATCATCTGTGCAACCTGCGGGTCTTGCAGGAACGACATATGCGCGCCGATATGTGCCTCATGATCTTGATAGATAAACGCCTTCATTGGCTTACCAACCAGCGAATCCATATTCTCACTTACAGGATCAACGGGGGCCATATCAGTCTCAATAGGTACAAGCTTATCCGCGTTCTTAACCCCAAGGACTTCAATCATCTGCCTGTGTAACTGCGGCAAATCATAAATCTGCGGTGCAGACTGAGACATTTGCAAAACTGCTTGATACTGTACAACCCGCTGCGCCATCGTAGAGCTGTTAGGATCACTAACAGGGATAACCTCCACCATCGCATAATCGGCTTGCCGGGCACTAACTTCTCCCCGCAGGGGCTGATAAGAATATTCGGGGTCTGCATACTCAGCCATTAAAACCTTGAGGAGTTTAAACTCCTGCTTCATGGCATAGTGAACACGGGCTTGTACCGCAGCCATGGGTTTTAATGTACGTTCCAGAAGTGCTAGCGTTGTACCTACCGGGGCGTTAGCAGACATATCAGATATGTTCATGTCACTGATTGCCCCTAACCGGCGACCTTCAGTGGTAATCTGATTAAGCAATGCTAGAAGTGTCTGACTAGGCTCCTTATACGGGAGCGGCATAATGTTGTCGCGAATGCTGCCGGAGGGTACATCTACATCCTTCCACTCTCCCGGCTCAATCGGGGTATCATCTCCTTTAATCCGCAGGCCGCGGGATTTCAAACCTCCCGGCAAGTTAGCAAGCGTACCGGCGTCAACAAGCTGCCGGATCAGGGAAGTCCCCGCACGGGCGTACCCGCCGATAATATGAATAAGCCCAAGGCCATAGAAACCAAATCCAGGTACATAGGGATAATGTACGAAGTGCTGCCGTTTGAGCATGAGTTCATCATCAGGATCCCAATTCCTACGGATAGCAAGAATCTCCCCCGAACTACACTCGATGGTAACTACGTAGGGCTTGGCAATTTCGTCGTCGGAGTCATCAAACCCTTCGATGACAAGATCGGCATGTACTTCATATATTGCATACCGTTCATCATTGGTGAGGGAATATCCACCTTCTTCCGCTTTACGGATTTCTATATCAGAATGATATGGTTCCGGGTCGTCCAGTTCTATATCACTGTAAAACTCGCTAACCTGTAATTTTTTAAGTTCATTCTTTGTTTTCCGCATAACATGCGTAACACGCTCTGCCGTCTCAATATGAGAAGCCCCATAAGGTACGATACAATCTTCTGCGGGTATAAATAGGGCAACTTGCCGTCCTAGGTTAGAATCGTAATAAACTTTCTTGAACGCGGAACCGGCCAGACCCAGACTATAGAGCATACGCTCATGCTCGGGACGATACTCGACCATGTTCTCGGTCAATTCGTAATTCATATCAGCCTTAACACGTTCCGCAGCCTCATTCTTCTCCTTGGTCTCTTCCCCTAGTACCTTGCATTTAACAGGCCCCATAGCGGGGAAAGTCTCACTCATAGTTTCCGCCTGGAACCGAATAGCGGCCTCAGCCAGAACAGTAGAATACACCCCACAGGCACCTTCCCAGGGATCAGTGCGCTCTTCGTACTTGAAACCAAGTACATCCAGACCTTTTACAAAAGTATCCGCCCACTCCTTACGACTATCCATGTCGGCGTCAATAAGCCCAACAAGTTCTTCGGAAAGAGTAGTACGCTCCGTATCCTCCATGTCCTCGGCTAAATTACCATCAAACGGCATGTCCGAAGAATCAGAGCCGGGGACCAGGGTTATTTCTACGCTACCATCATCTAGCGTAACCATATCCGGGTTAATAATTTCAATCTCCAACCCTCCCTCGGGAGGTACCTCGTCGTCAAGCAGCTCTTCCTCTATGCTCTGAGGAGCCGCATATAACCCTTTTTCTATTGCCATAGAATCAATCCCTAATAATATCCACTAGTGCGGCGTTTGAAGTATCGAATATCCTCCGGCTCATCAGTAGGCAAGCGAATAAAACCTCCCTGACGGAAGCGCATGAGGGCCATAACTGTAGAATCAACTAGATCATCATGGCTCATAAACGGAAATCCTGCAATCTCTTCTATAACCTCTTCCGCCCAGCGTGTTTCTGGAACCCAGCACAACCCTGACGCTACAATGTCCGCAACGGAATTCAGACGTGCCAGCTTATCTCCTGATCCCCTGTGAGGTGTGTACTCCTGTACAGGCAGACCCATCCGGCGCATTTCCTGATACAACGCGACTCCTGCGCTCTTTTTTTCCACAATAAACGCATCGGGTTCCCACTCGCTATACTCCTCCATAGCAAGTTCTTTAAGTTCTGGAAATTCCATACGCTTTTTTATACTGTTTAACAATATAATATTGTAAGCATCCTCGTTCTCGTTAAAGAACACCCCCCAAGTTGTGAGGGCGGTGAAGTCAGCACGATTGTGCGTTTCTGCGGCAGCATCCAAAGACATTATAATGTATTCACAAGAAGGAGGTTTATCCTCTTTCCATCGGCCCCACCAATCGCGCTTGATCAGAGCGGCTTCCTCTGCTGTCGGCTCCTGCTGATACTGCGCGTTCCACTGGAAAGTAGGCATAGACGCCTTGGTACGTAATAACGCATCCAAATCGAAGAACTCAGGCCATAACGGCTTCTGCTCTGCTTTTTTGGTCTTCTTATTCACTATATCTAGTATGGCAGGGAATTCGACCACATCATATTGATCGGCACGGGGGTTCTGAGCCATATCTTTGGTTACGCGCCCGGTGAGATCGTCCATATGCCATCTTGTCTGAATAATGGCCACACGGCCCTGCGGCATCAGTCGTGTTCTGGCTCCGAAAGTGAACCACTCATAGGCTTTTTCAAATGTTTCGAAATTCCCGTTAATGACATCTTGTTCAGAATGGGGGTCATCGATAAGTAGTAGATCAGCACCGCGGCCAGCAATAGATGAGCCGATACCACATGCATAATACTCTCCCCCAGAATTGGTATTCCACCGTCCCGCTGATTTAGAGTCCACTGCAAGCTTCACAGTGGGGAAAATAGCCCTGTATTCATCCGTAGATATCAAATTTCGTACCTTACGACCAAAATCTACCGCTAAATCGGTGGTATGGGACACCATCATGACTTTCTTATTCGGATTCCTACCTAAAAACCATGCGGGGAAGAAAATAGATACTAATTGTGACTTACCGTGGCGCGGGGGGATGTTAACACAGATACGATCCTTGTTCCCGGCTTCGATTTCCATGAGCATATTGCTCAACATACGGTGGTGCTTGCCCACAATGTAGTCCGACTGCATACGTTTACAGAACTCTATCAGGTCGTCATACGCTTCTGTGTTATATTTGCGAGCAGCCAGCTCCTCCACCATGCGATCTATTTCGGCAACCTCGTCCGAGGTATACTTATCCAGGTTATCCAGTATCAACTGGACCTCTTCCCCACTAAAAGTTGGGTCGATGACGGGGCTATCCGTCATTAGGCTCTTCCGGGGGCTGTTTTTGTTCGTCAGAGGGCTGATTTTCCTCTTCAAGGCCCAATTCAGCATCTACATCCATGAACTCCCCGTCTATAACCACCGCATCTTGTATAACTTTCATCGGAGCAGATAATTTTTGCAACTTTTCGCGTAGTTTAGCCCTTAAATCGTCCGTAGACTGATGTGTTATGGTCACTTCGGACTTCTCAGCGAACAATCCAACGTCGGATATCTTACCTAACAGCTCCAGTGCACGTATGCGCACGCGAGGGTCAGGGTTTTCGGTTTCCAGCAGCAGCTTATTGGTAACAAGGTGGCGTACGTGCAGGGAACTCTGTACCACAGACCGCCCGAACTCGGTCAATATGTCGTTAGCAAGTACCAAAGAAGCAGGTGTAAGCGTGGCTATCTTCTTATTAGTGACCTTTTTAGAGGTTGCGGCAGGATTATCCGCATAAGCCAGAGAAATTTTGGCTGCAGTATCCTTATCTTCCTTGGTAGGCTCCACATCAAGCCCATGCTCTGCGAGTTCCGCGGCAGTATTACTAGCTGCAGTAGTGCGGGCCTTCAGATCCAACGGGGGCTTACCCTCCGGTATCGCTATACCCAGCTCTGGTTCTACTAATATGGTCATATATCTCTGTCGCAGGTGATTAACCGTTACTGAGATATATAATATAAT